AAACACTGAATGGTGGAATGTTTGAAGCAATAGCATTAGTAAATGCTCCAGTGGATAAAAAATATAACGAACTTGTTGAATGGAAAGAAACTAACAACATTCTAAGTAATGACCAAGTATTGCTATATGGAAAAATCAAACTTGCTGGAGAAGTTTACTATCAATCTATACATTATGCCGCTTTATCGATGAAAGTTGATGGAGAGAATAATGGAGTTCCAAGCCAAGGACCTTCTAACTATTCATATAAAATGGACGCTTTTGTATGGAAAAATGCAAGTGGAAAATATGAAGAAGTTAGATTAGACAAGGAACAACAAGCCAATTTCTTAAATAAGAATGGGGTTGTTACGGCTATAAATTTTAAAGGCTGGAGATGTTGGGGTTCTGAAACAGCTAAGAATCCTTTAGCAACAGACCCGAAAGACAAGTACATTTATGGTCGTAGAATGTTCAAATACATTGGAAATGAACTTGTTATATCGTATTTTAATAATGTAGATAAAAAGTTCAGTTTAAAAATGGCTGAAACAATGAAAAAATCTATGAATATTAGATTAAATGCTCTTGTTGCTGCTGACCAACTATTATCTGCTAAAGTTAATTTCTATGCTGAAGATAATAGCCTAATAGATATCATAAATGGAGATATTACATGGACTATAGAACTTGGAATAATACCAGGAGCGAAATCTATAACTTTCAAGAAAGTTTATGATGTTGATGCATTACAAAAATTTGCTGAAAGCCTAACAGCTTAATAAGGAGGGAAAAAGATGGGAAGAAAACAAATACCTAATGCTCTTATAGATGCTGAAACATATTTCAATGGATCAAATGACCTTGCTGGAATATCTGAAGTAGAATTACCCAACATTGAGTATGATACTGTTACATCTGAGCAAATGGGATTAACTGCTGAATTAGAAGTGCCCTTAATGGGACACTTTAAGAAATTAGAAGCTAAAATCAAAATGGACTGTGTTGATGAGTCGATACTTGCAATTAATAATGGGAAATCTATTTTAGTTGAATGTAAAGGTGCAGCTCAAGCTATGAACAGAGAAACACACAATGCTGATGTTTATGGAATAGATGCAACTTTCAAAGGATTAATCAAGAAAATGGACGGGCTAAAAATGAAGCCTAGTGGAAAATTAGAAACATCTATCGACTTGTCTGTAACTTATTTTAAGTTAGAGATAGATGTACTTAACAATGTGAATGTGATTCATGGACTTGCTAACCAAGCAGTTAGAAAATACTTAGGATTAAATTAAGGAGGACTTAAATGAAAGTAAAGTTATCACAAACATATAATTTCGGTGGGAAAGAATTCAATGAACTTGACATAAATATTGAAGAAATGACTGGTAAAGATTTTATGCAGTGTGAAAAGGAGTTTAAAGTTAGAAATAAAGAAGCTGGAGCTGTAAAAGAACTAGAAGACTCTTGGGCTATAACTGTAGCTGCTAAATCAGTTGGAGTTAAGTATGGAGACTTACTTAATCTTATATCTATAGACTACTTGAAAGTGGTGAATGGGGTAAAACGTTTTTTGAGTCAAGGTTGGGAAGACAAAGAGGCTCAGAAGGATACTACAGAGGAAGTAACAGAGGAAATTGGTGCTTAATCTATCTGGATATGATAACAGAGCTTTTAAGAGTTCTTAATTATTTTAAAGTTAATGTAAGCTATGATTCTATGTTGGATTGTAGCTTATATGAACTTGACTACTGGATAGCTAGAGCAAACAAGTTTGTAGAAGAAGAGGAAGAAAGACAAAATAAAGAAGATTAAAAAAGAGGCTAATAAAAGCCTCTTAATCTTGTAAATTGATACATATTGTATTTGTTAAAGTTAGTATCCCGATGATATAGATTATTATGATCATTAATGTTAATATTTTTTGAAGTAAATTTCCTTTTGTAAAGGCATCACAGAATCCAGCTAATATTATCCAACCTATTGGCGTCAATATTAAAAACAAAGATGTTAGGAATAATATAAATAATATTGAAAATACAAATAATATAGGACTTTTCTTTAAGCCTTTAAATAGAATTTCTTTATTATTAATCAATTAAATCCCCCCCTTTTTTTGCCCTATCTTTTCTACAATATATAACATTTAGAATGAAATGTCAATAAAATAAATAAGGAGGTGCAGGTATGTCTAGAGATATGAATTTAATTTGGCAAATGAGTGTTGCTGGAGCCGCGGGAGCTATGGCAGCAATATCTAAAGCAACCCAAGCTATAAAAGAAGTAAAAGATTCTACAGAAGATTTAGCTAAAACACAAAAAAAACTAGAGAATTTAGACAAAGTTGCAGAAGCATATAAGAATGCTAACTCTGAATACAATAAAGCAGCTAAGAATTTAGAACAGCTTAGAAAAGCATATGCTAAATCTAATAATGTTACTGCAGAATTTAAAGAGCAAGTTAAAAACGCAGAAAAGCAAGTAGACAAATTAAATAAGCAAAAAGAAAGACAAAAGCACATATTTGAAGCAGCTAGAAGTGAGTTAGAAAAAGAAGGAATTAAACTTGAAGGTTATAAGAAAAAATTAAAAGAAGTTAATGAAGAACTAAAGAAACAAGAGAAATTGAAAAAATCTCTAAGTAAAGCACAAGCTATTTCAGATATGGGAGATGCGTTTTCTAAAAAAGGAAGTGAGCAAATCACAAAAGGGGCAACAATAGGAGCTGCATTAGCAGTTCCAGTTAAATTCTATATGGATGTAGAAGAGTCTCAAGCAGATTTAAGAAAAATTTTAGGAAAAGAAGCAGAGAAATACTATGATGATTTAGCTGAATTATCTAAGAATGGCCCTCTATCACAAATAGAAATTAATGAAATAGCAGGAAGTTTAGCACAATCAGGAATAAAAGGTGAGGATATAGTTGCTTATTCTGATATGGCTGGGAAAATGAAAGTAGCTTTTGATATATCTACAGATGAGGCAGGAACATTCTTGGCTAAAACAAAAGAGCAATTAAATTTATCTAAAGATGAGCTTTTCTCATATATGGATACATTGAATATGCTTTCAAATAACTACTCTGTTACTGCTGCACAACTAGCTGATGTATCTGCTAGAACTGGTGGATTTGCTAAGTCTATAAACTTATCTAAAGAATCTAACATGGCATTCGCTACATCTCTTATATCTACTGGAGTAACTGCTGAGCAAACAAGTACTGTGTTAGGTAAATTATATTCTGAACTATCGCAAGGAGCTAACACTAAGAACAAAGCTGCTGCATTGCAACGTCTAGGATTTGACCCTGGAACTATAAACAAAGAAATGGCTGAAAATGCTGAAGGTACTATCTTAAAAGTACTAGAAAAGATTAAGAATTCCAATGTTGCGGACAAGTCAGCGTTAATCAGTAATATCTTTGGAAGTGATAAATCTGTAATCAACGGATTATCTGTGCTGTCAGAAAATTTAGATGGAGTTAAGGAAAAACTAGATAAAGCAAAACAAGCGGTATCAGAAAATGAAAGAGTTAATGGAGAGTATGAAGATAGAATAAACACTTTAACCAATCAATTAAAAATTTTTAGGAACAATGCTTTTAATGCTCTTGCAGATATTGGAAAGAGCATAGCTCCAGAACTTAAAGAAACTTTAAATACATTGAAAGAGTTTGCAGGTAAGATAGCCAATTTTATAAAAGAAAATCCTAAGTTAGTAGCTTTTATAGTTAAGATGGTTGCAGGATTTGCTGCTATGAATTTAGGAATGGGAATAGCAAATAAAATGTTATTAGGGCCCTTTGCTAAAGGCGTAGGTTGGTTATATAAATTCGGTGCTTTCAAGAGCAAAGGTGGATTATTCTTTGCTTTAAAGAAGACATTTCCACTAGCTAGTAAACTGTTTGGGACATTTTCTAAGATTGGAACTTTTTTAGGTGGAAAATTTATAAGAGTATTGAAATTAGTAGGAACCGCTTTAAAACTTGTGTTTACAGGAAATCCTGTTGGATTACTAATAGTTGCAATTGTAGCTGTAATTGCGATTTTTGTAGTTTTATACAAGAAATGTGAATGGTTTAGAAACGGAGTTAAACTTATCTTTGGTGGATTCATAGAATATATAAAAGGGCTATGCA